CAACATCTGGAATCCCATGAAGAAAAATCTGCATCAAACACAAAATCATAAGCGCTTAACTCGTTGTACAAAACAGGCCAAAACAAATTCATGTTTCTGCCAACACACGCAGGGAAATACTTGGTTTCCACTGCTCTCTGAGACATTAGATCATTAAAATGCGTACACAAAAGTCTTGCAAAAATGATTTCATAAAAATTACTTGCCAAGAACGTACGTGTTTTTCCTGCTAACACTCGGTCTAAGTCTCGTAACTCATCTTTCAGTGAATTATAAGTTGGGAACGTTTTGACAACACCAAAACCTCGATCAACCCACATTCCTTCTAAAACATGGTACGCCTTCTCATCGATATAACTAAATTTTTCTTTCGAAGGCTCATAATGTTGTTGAGGGTAACCTACACTTGAAGACCATTTAAGATCGACAATTACTTCCATTACACTAAGTACTTTAGCATCGCTTATGCCTAACTTTTTGTGTGTCATTTGCCTAGCTAACGCTAACAATTCAGGATCACACAAAGTAGCAAATTCGTTGTACTTGTTCAAATTTTTCATCGCTGCTTTTCTGCTTAACTCCGCAGGTGCGTACAGCACTGGTATAGTTGGATCACTAAAGTATTGCCAATACCGGCTAACTTTAAATTTCGTTGCATAATACGTTCTTGTAGGAAGCTTTCCAACGAAAGTAAACCCGATCATTGGCTTCATATCTAATGGAACATAACTTTTCTTTGCAACAAGAAGGTTAGTAGGATGCAACTCTACTAACCCTGCTGTGAGAAAAAAGTACTTTGCAAAGGCTTAACATGTTCCGCGTGTTTACCAATTTCTTTTCGAATTTCCTTATCGTATGGAACGCCCATTCTAAATTCTGCATGCTCAGCATTCACACCCATAGGTGCAAGTACATAAAGATTGTGAATACCACAAATATGACCTTCTTTTGTTAGCAACAAAGAGCCGCAAGAACCATCTTCTGTTTTCACACTATGTTGCAATACTTTATTACCTTGCATATCAACACACTTAATCATAGTGGAATAAATTCGCCACACATCAGAATGTGAGATTGGCTTGCCATCGACCATAGGACGAATTAACAACCAACCATCAACTACATCTCCAACATTCATAGAATGAAAACCAACTCCTTTTAAAGGATTTGGAGTTGGAAAATTCACCTTGGCATAAGTAATATCACTTTTCAAAGGAAAACGCCAATCTGCTACATTAACCATAAATGCAGAATCAGGTAAACTAACACCCAACTTCTCATACTTTTGATCTTGCGCTCCATGAACAGAATGCGCGGTTGTTATGACTTTATCATTATCACGAAAACAAAAATTCACGAATTTCTCCTTATTAGGAGTCCACAATTCACCAACACTACTTGCAATTCTCATAAAAGTATCACCTAACCCACTCTGCTGTGTAATTCTAACACCTTGCTTATCAAAAGCTTCAATCTTGTGTTTTATTGCAGAAGTTTCAGCAGACGCCGTTTGTTGTTGTGCTACTTCAACATAAGTTTTCTTAGTAGCTTGAGACTTTGCCTTCGAATGATTGTTTCGTCTTTCTTTTGCAACTTGTTTCTTCTCGCTCATATTACACTCGCGAGCAGGATGACCAAGTTGACCACACTTAAAGCACTTCATTTGCTGTAAATTAAAAGATCTAACACCTTCGTGTCTATCATTTTCGATTTGTCTACGGATAGCATCACTTTCTTCCTTCCAAGCCAAACTATCTCCAGCAATTTCTTCAAGTTCTTCACCGACGCGATCATGTTCATCGACTTCCCATTCATTGTCTAACTCATCATAATCGTCAGCAAACACCAAATAAGCATTATTTGCAATAAGCCACTTTCGAACTTCACTTGCGTGCATTTTTCTTGTTCTTTCATCCAAGTCGATATAATCACCAGCAAGATTCATCACATAGTACTTACCATTACCAATTTTAGAACGACTTCTTTTCGAAGCGCCTTTATTTAGTCTTTGTTTTTTCTTGGATTGCTTATCTTCAACAACAACCTCTTTTGGTTTAGTTTGTTCTGCTTCTGCATTCTTAGCCGTGATTTGCAATAACTTTTCTGTTATTGCATCTTCTCGTTTTTGAACATCAGAATTATTCTGTCTCTTCTGCTTAAATACTTGGATCAACCAATATAACATAGCACTAATAGCAGTAATGAAGAAAATAATCGTAACATTATCGTGAACAAAAGAAGTAATCATACGCGAAACACGCATAATACTATAATCAGTACTTTCATCTACCTTATTATTTCGGATAGCATTCAACTGTATTCTTTCTTCATCATTCAAATCACGAAAATCATCATCGACCTCCTTGTATTCTGAGTCTGCTTGCATTTGAGAAGCAACAGTAATTTCGACACCTTCTTTGTCTTTAACATCATCTGCTTTCTTGACTACCTTAGCGAACGAAATTTCAACTTTCTTTTTACCTTCATCAGTAAGCTCATCAACATTAATGGAGTTGACCGTAACAAAATCAACAACTTCTTGTGGTTTCTTCATAGACATAATAGTCTGTTCGACCTTAGATTTCGAAGAAAACGC